TACCCATTCCTTCTCTTTTAAAATCGCTTCTTCAATTGGTAAATAATCTGTTAAAAATTTTAGTTCCGGTAATAATCCTGTTTTTTCACTATGTTTAAAAACTGTTTCTCTTTTTATTTTTAAATGATCTTCAGACCTTCTTTTTATGTTTCCAGTTAACCCAACATAAACAGAATTATCAGGAAATTCTTGGGCATATATTAATCTTTTTTTTCTATTTCCTAATATAACCATATGTTTGAATAATTCTTTATTCCATTTATTCTTTAGTATTTTTTTATATACGGTTTCAGATTTTTCTTTTAATTCTTTTTTTGTTGAATATTTTAACGATTCTTCTTTACATTTTTCATATGTCCAATAATTTTTTTCTTTTATTATAGGTGGAAAAAATTCGTCTATCCATTCGTTTTTTCTTGCCGCGTCATATGCCGCGCTATATTCAATACCAAATTCTCGTCTTGAATTACATAATAATGAGGTTTGCTTGCAAATTTCTTTGTTATAATAATAAAATTTAGGCTTTCTCATAAAAATATTTATTGCTGTATTTATTGTTATATCTATAAATATATGGCTAAGAGTATAAGTTATTCAGTTAGGGATTTTGCAACTCTTCGAGAGGAGTTAGTTAAACTAACAAAACAATATTATCCCGATCTAATTTCCAATTTTAATGACGCATCAATTTATTCCGTCTTATTGGATATAAATGCCGCAGTAGCAGATAACTTACACTTTCATATTGATAGAGTATGGCAAGAAACAATGTTGGATTTTGCACAACAAAGACAATCATTATTTCACATCGCCAAAACATATGGGCTTAGGTTACCAGGATTTAGACCGTCTGTTGCGTTATGCGATTTTAGTATAAATGTACCTGTTAGAGGTGATAAAGATGATGAGAGATATGAGGGAATACTAAGAGCAGGATCTCAAGTTTCTGGCGGTGGACAAATTTTTGAAATTGTTGAAGATATTGATTTTTCAAATCCATTTAATAGTAGGGGCGACGCAAATAGACTGAAAATACCGAATTTTGATAATAACAACAAATTAATATCATATACTATAACAAAAAGAGAAGCTGTTATTAATGGTATGTCAAAAATTTACCGAAAAGTTATTACAGACTTAGATCAAAAACCATTTCTAAAAATATATCTTCCCGAAAGAAATGTTTTAGGTGTTACATCGGTTATTCATAAAGACGGAACAAGCTACGGCACTAATCCAACAACAGACGAATTTAGGTCAACAACAAATAAATGGTATGAAGTAAAAACGCTAATTGAAGATAAAGTTTTTATAGAAAATCCAACGTCGGCATCCGATTCTAGTAATTTTAAAGCTGGAGACTATGTGGATGTAACCAAAAAATTTATAACAGAATATACGCCCGAAGGATATTTCTTTTTAACTTTTGGGTCAGGTAATGTTGATCCAATGGAAAATTTGGATAATTACATGTCGGGAAGCATGCAGGTTAATCTAGCAACATTTTTAAATAATACATCATTGGGGGATATTCCCAAATCCAATACAACAATGTTTATTAAGTATCGCGTTGGCGGTGGCAAAGATACGAATTTAGGGGTTAATGTCATAACAACAATGGATGCATACGATTTAATAGTAAATGGGCCTAACGCTGCCATAAACACTCAAGTAAGTCAATCAATAAAAGTAACAAATATAACGCCAGCAATTGGTGGAGCAGATATCCCAACAATTGAAGAGATTAGAAATATGGTTGCTTATAATTTTGCGGCGCAAAATAGAGCAGTAACATTAAATGATTATAAATCAATGATTGAAACCATGCCAGCAACATATGGGGCGCCAGCTAAAGTTAGTGTAATGGAAGAAGATAATAAAGTAAGAATAAAGTTATTATCATATGATGAAAATGGAGCATTAATTGATGATGTTTCTAATACATTAAAAAATAATGTCCTAAATTATCTTGCTAATTATAGAATGTTGAATGATTATTTAGATATTCAAAGTGGCGAAGTAATTGATTTAGGTTTAGAGATTGATCTGGTAATTAATAAAAATGAAAATTCGGTAGATATTTTAAAATCAGTAATCGAGCAAGTAACCTCATTTTTCTCAATCACTAAAAGAAAAATGGGAGATCCATTATTAGTTGGAGATCTAGAAAGAGAAATTGGTAATGTTTCTGGCGTTATGAATGTTGTTGAAATTCGTGTTTTCAATAAAATAGGAGGAAATTATTCATCAGCTGAGGTTGCTCAATCATATGTGGATGATTATACCAAGGAGATTGAACAGTCTGATAATACAATCTATATGAAATCAAATCAGATATTTCAAATTAGATTTCCCAACTCAGACATAAGAATTAGGACAAAAAATCTCACATCGGCTACATATTAATTTTGTTTTTACTTATCTTATAGAAAATTGGTAACTTTCTATTTATAGTAATAAGATAATGCAAAAACATAGAATATACACAAATGTAGGAAGGGATCAGAAAATTAATGTGGAGATTTTGAGTGATTATGACATCATGGAAATTTTGTCGCTTAAATTCACTCAAAAAGATATCTTCGCTTCTGGTAATTGTTCCGAATATGGGGTTGTGGTTGGACGTATATCCGCAAATAATGGATATGGTGTTCCAAATGCAAGGGTTTCTATTTTTGTTCCAGAAGAAGATCTTGATGAAAACGATCCTGTTATACATTCATTATATCCATATAAAGACATTGGTGATAAAAACGATGAGAATTATCGATACAATTTATTACCAAGCAGACAACAACATCCAGGCCACACACCAACAGGAACTTTTTTTGATCAAAAAGATATTTTAACAAGAGAAGAAGTTCTTGAGGTATTTGAAAAATACTATAGTTTTACAGTAAAAACAAATAATGCTGGTGACTTTATGATTTGGGGAGTTCCAGTCGGCGCCCAAATATTACATGTTGATATTGATTTATCGGATATTGGATGTTTTTCACTTAGGCCAAACGATTTTCTTAATAAAGGATACGGAATAGAGCAATTCGAATCGTATTATAAATTTAAATCAAGTCCCGATATTGATTCATTACCACAAATAGTGTCATTTGATAAAACTGTCGAAATTTATCCATTTTGGGGAAATGAAGAATTATGTGAAATAGGAATTACTAGAACAGATTTTGATTTGTCTGAAAGAGATATTAAAATAGAACCCGTTTCTATTATTCTATTTTCGTCAGTTACAGATGAAAGTAGTCATGCTGTAAAAAGAAATGGAAGAATTCGAAGAAATAGTGGATATAAATGTAATTTACAAACATCTGAGGGTCACATTGAATGCGTTAGATATACTGGAAAATCTGTTATTGGATCTGATGGTGTTACAAAATATCCCGAATTAGAGTATTCCTACAGAAACCATTAATGAAGATGGTGTGGCTATGGTAGCATTACCAATGAACATAGATTATGTCTATACAAATGAATTAGGAGAACAAGAAATAACAAATGACAAAAATAAAGGAATACCAACAGGTGCCGTTGTAAGGTTCAGATTTAGTTTGGACTTTCAATCCAATAAAGTTGCAACCGCAAAATATCTTATCCCGAATATTCGAGAATTTACACATAATAACAACGGAACTGCGCTTGGGTTTAGTGACGGAAGTGAATATCAGGAAAGTATGTTGGCAACATATCAATTTTCAGATGTTTTTGAAGATTATTTAACTATAACACCACCAATAACTGGAGTAACAATATTTCATACCAATTATGATGATACAGTTAAGGAACACAAAAAGAATCTAATGCTTAGCGGAGCAACCGCCCCTCAAGATTATTTCTATAGATTCATTTATGGAAAGGTATATGCAGTATCATCGTTTCATGGAACTCATTATGAAACCAGAGTAAGAGATGCGTATTTAGGCATTAAAGAAATTAGACCAAATGTGGAATCAGATTGCGCATCAAGCGCAAATTATTTTCCAACAAATTTTGCTTTTAAAAATAGAATTAAATTTAATGTAATAATATCACAAGTATTGTTATTTCTTCAATATCTTTTTTCAATTATTACAATAAAATTTGCCGAGATATTAGGAAAAACCGCATATAATGTAGGTAGAGCAGTACAAGGGTTTAAACCTTTAGCAAAAGTTGGACAAAGAATTGAAGATTTTGCATATAGAACTCAGGATAGATACACAAAAGAACTTCCATTAACAATATATCCCGATTGTGAAGAATGTACAGGCGATAGTGAATCATTAACAAATGAGGGAATAACTTTT